AACTTAACACCTGCGAGAGAATTAAATCAATTGATTAAAAATCTTAGATTTAAGGACGACAAAGGTGTTTACAATCCAGCAGCATATGCAGCAGTTTATAATTTAAAAACTGTTGGTAAAACTGCAGGAAGTAAAAGCTGGCACGTCTACAAACCATCTATGGCAAGAGCTTTAGATGTAGCACAAAAAACAGACGCTGACTTATACTTAATGGCACAAGAGTTTCAAAAATCTGTGTCTAAAGGTCAAGCAAAACCTGAGTATGAAAAAGGCGAAAAATCTAAGACTGCAGACATTGTCTAATTCACTAAGTGAATACTTCGAAGGAAAGGCGGCAACGGGAGACTGGGGCCGCCTTCTAAAATATTTTAAAGGGAAATATGAATGGATGAATTACAAAAAGAATTTAAGAAATATTTTACTGGATTAACTCGTAACTTTGGTTTTTGTAATATTAGTAATGGTTACACAGATCCAGAAACAGGTAAGATAAGATTTAGAGCGGGTGATTATGGTTGGTCAGGTAAACCAATTACTGATGCCGATTATCAACAACATTTAGATGGAACTAAGTCTATTGGTATACAACCATGTAATGATAATGATTTAGCTAGATTTGGTGCAATAGATATAGATCCAAAAGTATATAAAGATTTAAATATAAAATTTTATTTAGATACTATTCAAGAAAAAGAACTACCTTTGATACCAGTTAAATCAAAAAGTGGTGGTCTTCATTTATATTTATTTACAAAAGAATTAGTAAAAGCAAAAGAAATAAAAGATTTTTTAGAACAAGTATTATTTTTATTTAAACTACCTATTACAACTGAAATATTTCCTAAACAAACTAAATTAGGAAGCAATACAGATGGAGATAAAATAAATGGTAACTTTATAAATTTACCATACTTTGGTAAAAACGAAAGAGTTGCATTAGATCCATCAGGTAAAGAAATATCTTTTGCATTATTCTTAAATTGTATTCAATTAAATACACAAACTTCAGAACAATTAAAAAATATATCTAATGGTCTAATACAAAAAGTATTAACAGGTGGCGCAGATGAATTTAAAGATGGTCCACCATGTTTAGAAATTTTATCTAAAAATAAAATGACAGATGGTCGGGATAGATTTTTGTATAACTATATGGTCATGGCTAAAAAGAAATATCCAGATGATTGGAAGGACAAAGTATTAGAAGCAGCTAGAAATTATTTTGAATTTAATGCAACTTGGAAAGATGATTATATAGAAAAGAAAATTAAAAATTGGGATAAAGAAACAAAAGGTCATACTTGTAATGACCCTTTACTATCACCTGTATGTGTTAAATCAGAATGTATAAAAAGAAGATTTGGAATTATATCTGATAAAAAAATTGATTGGCCATTGATGACAAATCTAATTAAAGTAGATTTTAAACCAGATCCTGAATATTATTTTACAGTAGAAAATAAGAAAGGTGAATCTATTCCTGTTCATGCAAAAGATGTAAATAAATTAAAAGATCAAAAAGAATTAAGAGGATTGATTATGGCTCAAGCAGATATATTTCCTCCTCCTATAAAAACAACCCAATTTTGGGAAATGATAAATGCATTGTTAGATACACAAGATACAGTGCAACCGGCTCCAGGAACCAGACCTACAGAGATATTAAAAAAATTATTAAAAGAACATATCAATGGTCCTCAAGCTACAACGTATAATTCTTTTTTAAGTGGTAATGTATTGAAAGACGAAAACTATGCATATTTTGTATACGATGATTTTTATACTTTTTTAAAAGAAAATGATTGGAAGAAAGATTCTTCAAGAACTTCTTACATGATAGAAAAAATGTTTGAATCAAAAGATAAAGATGATGATCTACCAAAACCTGACTTTGGAATAAAAAAAAGATTTCCTGGCACTAATAAAAAAACAAATAAACCTTATCCAGGTGTAAACCATTGTGCAAAAATACCTTTGTATTTATTTGAAGAAGAGGAAGAAGTAGAAGAAATCATAGAACAACAAGAAGATGAGGAAATTGTATAATGATTTATAAATACTATGGACCACCTGGTACAGGTAAAACATTCAAATTAATTAGTCGAGCAAAAGCTTATGTAAGAACAGGTGTACCGTTAGATAAAATCGCATACTTTGCTTTTACTAAAAAAGCAGCGAAAGAAGCTAGAAAAAGAATGCCTGGAGAAGACTCAGATTTATATTACTTTAGAACAATTCATTCATTTGCCTTTGATCAACTAGAATTAAATAGAAAAAAAGTAATGCAACCTGATGATTATACAAAGATAGGTAAGCAATTAAATTTAAGAGTTAAGTATTATGACAAATATAACAAAGAAGAAATATTTTATTTAAATAATGACAGTCCACATTTTCAAATGATTGGTAGAGCTATGAATAGAGACATCTCTATTAGAGAAGAATACGACAGAAATGAACATAATAAAAAAGAAGTTAGAAACTTTTCAATATTAAAAAATATTGATGATAATTTAAAAGAATACAAAAGAGTTAAGAAAAAATTAGACTTTAACGACATGATATATAAACTTATAGAAAAAGAAGATCTACCTAGATTTAAAGTTATATTTATAGATGAAGCACAAGATTTATCTCCATTACAATGGAAATTATATGACAGGTTAAAAGAACAAACTGATGATATTTATTTAGCAGGAGATGACGATCAAGCTATTTTTGCTTGGGCAGGTGCAGATGTAGATAGATTTATAAATGAAAAAGCAGACAAAGAAAAAGTATTAAAGTATTCAAAAAGAATATCTAAATCAGTACAGGAACATTCAGTGGTTCCTTTAACTAACATAGTTGGTCAAAGAAAAGAAAAACAGTATTACCCAAGAGAGTTCGAAGGAGAATGTTTAAAAATAAATAATTTAGATCAAATAGATTTAACTGAAGGTAAGTGGTTAATTTTAACTAGAACTATAAACAGATTACTTAAAATGAAAACAGAACTAAAGAAAAGAAATTTATATTATGAAACTAATAAAGGTAAAAGTTTTACTGTTAGATTATATAATGCATCTGTTAATTATAATTCTTGGTGTAGAGGAATACCATTAGAAGAAAAAGAAATAAAAGACATTAGAGAATATATTGGAGAAGAACAAGATAAATGGAATAAGGATGTAGAATGGTTTGATGCATTTAAAGAAGCTTCTTTAAAAGAAAGAGAATACATAAGAAATATGATTGATAATAATGAAAACTTAGACGCAGATGCACGTATACAAATATCTACTATCCATGCAGCTAAAGGTGGGGAAGAAGATAATATAATTATTTGTTTGGACATGGGAGATAAAATTAAAAAAGCAATTAACAAAAGTCAAAATAAAAAAGACGAAGAACATAGAGTTTGGTATGTAGGAGCAACACGTGCAAGAAATAATTTGTATAAATTAAAAGCATACAAAAAAAGTAATGAATATAAACATTTATAAGAATTTATATGCGAATGCATATAAACCGATTGGGAGAGGGAAACCCTTTGACGGCGGGTGGCAGCGTCGTGTTTTAACGGACATAGTTGGTTCGATATCCCGGCTCCCTGTTCATCCAATTATCGTTAAACCAACAACTGCCACAAATAAATACAGGAGAAACTATGACTAATAAAGATATATTTAAAGATGCATTTCCACAAGATAAGCAGATAGGTGGGAGTCACTACAAAGATTTTTACATCCAACCCTATGAATTTATTTCTAAGAATGATCTTTCTTTTTTTCAAGGAAATGTTATTAAGTATGTATGTCGTTACATGAATAAAAATGGCATACAAGATTTAGAAAAAATAATTCACTATTGTGAATTAGAAATTAAAAAAATGAAAGACATAAAGAGAAAATAATTAATGTTAATGCCAACTACAGAGTGGGTAGTACCTACAGAGTTTCCTGATTTAAGATCAGCAGAAGAAATAGCAATTGACCTGGAGACAAGAGATCCAAACTTAAAGAAACTGGGTTCAGGGTCCATAATAGGTAAAGGTGAAGTTGTAGGTATAGCTGTTGCCGTAGATGGTTATAAAAATTATTTTCCGATAGCTCATGGTACAGGTCCAAATATGGATCGGGACAAAGTTTTAAAATGGTTTAAAGACATTTGTGAATCACCAGCTACAAAAATTTTTCATAATGCAATGTATGACGTATGTTGGATTCGTAATTTAGGTATAAAAATTAATGGTTTAATAATAGATACTATGATTGCAGCATCTTTGATTGATGAAAATAGATACAATTACACTTTGAATTCATTATCTTGGTTATATTTAAACAAAGGTAAGAATGAAAGTTTACTTAATAAAGCAGCTAAAGAAAGAGGATTAGATCCAAAAGCTGATATGTGGAAGATGCCTGCAAGTGAGGTAGGAGCTTACGCAGAAGAAGATGCAGCTTTAACTTTAGAACTTTGGCATCACTTTAAAAGAATTATTATAGAAGAAGATTTACAAGATATATTTAATCTCGAGACTGATTTGTTTCCTTGTTTAGTCGATATGCGCCACCTAGGTGTTCGGGTAGATATAGAGAAAGCCAATCAATTAAAAACAGCAATGGCAGTAAAAGAACAAAACCTATTGCAACAAATAAAAATAGAAACAGGAGTAGATACTCAGATATGGGCAGCCAGATCAATTGCACAAGTTTTTGATAAATTAAAACTACCTTATACCAGAACTGAAAAAACAAATTCTCCTTCATTTACTAAAAATTTTATTTCTAATCATACAAATCCTGTAGTTCGTATGATAGCAGAAGCTAGAAAAATAAACAAGGTTAGTACAACTTTTATAGATACTATCTTAGAACACTCTCACAACGGTAGAATACATGCAGATATAAATCAAATTAGATCTGATGATGGTGGTACGGTTACAGGTAGATTTAGTTATTCAAATCCAAACCTACAACAAATTCCTGCTAGAGATCCAGATACTGGTCCACTAATTAGAAGTTTGTTTATACCTGAAGAAGGTTGTACTTGGGGTACATTTGATTATTCACAACAAGAACCAAGACTTGTTGCTCACTATGCATTAAGATTTGGATATGATTCTGCAGAAACTTTAGCAAGCTCATATGAAAATGATCCTTCAACAGACTTTCATCAAATTGTTGCAGACATGGCAAAGATAGATAGGAAAGAAGCTAAGACAATTAGTTTAGGAATGTTTTATGGAATGGGTAAAGCAAAACTAATGGCAGAACTTGGAGTAACAAAAGAAAAAACAGATGAACTATTTACTCAATATCACAACAATGCTCCATTCGTAAAATTATTATTGAACGGAGTTATGGAAGCTGCTCAAGAAAGAGGTAAAATAAAAACACTATTGGGTAGAAGATGTAGATTTCCAAAATACGAACCAATATTACGTGGTTCTGATTGGGGTAAATTTGTACCTGCAGAAGATCACGAAAGAATGATGGAACTTAAAAACATGGGACCACATTTATTAGATGAAGATGGAGAAGTAATTAAAGAAAAAGATGGACAACCTAAAAAAAATTATTGGTATAAAAATGGTCATCGAAGAGCTTTTACATACAAAGCTTTGAACAAACTTATACAAGGATCAGCAGCTGACATGACTAAAAAAGCTATGGTTGATTTATATAAAGAAGGTTTACTTGCACACATACAAATTCACGATGAATTAGATTTTTCTATTCAATCAAAAGAACAATCAAATAAAATAAAACAAATAATGGAAAATGCAGTTGACTTAAAAGTACCTAATAAAGTAGATTATGAATCTGGCCCTAGTTGGGGTGAAATAAAATAATGTACTATGTCATATTTAAATGCTAATATACCGCCGATTTATTG